GCACGCGATGTACGTCACACAATCCAAACACTCGGCATGGAGAAAGGCGTTGTTAAGACGCTTGAACTGCTAGCTGAAGACAACGAGATGCTGCGTCAGGAGATGCAGCAGATCATAGCGACTGTCGATAAGATGGCAGACATCGTTGCCAACATCGCAACTGTAGGCGCTAAGCTGCGACAAGATTGGGAGCAGGTCCGCAAGCGCTTTCACCCTGATAATGAAGCATCACAGGACGTGCAGTAGTCATGGCAACACCCAAACAACGGCTCAAAGCAGCTGTCGATCTAGCTGAGTTCTTCAAAGATCAACAGCCATCATCACCAGCATGGTTTCAAGTCATCGACCAGTGTGTCACCATCTTGCTGAATGAACGCATCGCACAACTAGTGAAGGAGGTGGACAGTGATAATAAAGCCAACCGTTGACACATCACTCCCGTGGGTTGACTTCTCCACACTCACAGCAGTCAACACGTGCCCACGATGGGGCATCATCCACTCCATCCACGGCAAGCGCTTGCCAACTGGCGTGGAGCGCGTACTACCACTAGAAGCAGGCCGTGCGATGCACGATGTGTTCGCATGCTGTCGCTTCTTCGACTTGCTCACACACATCAACACGAAACTAGACAACGTAGGCAGTGATCTCGTATACGGTTATGCTCGCAAGTTGTTCACCACATCTGCAGTGCCTGATCGCTGGGAACAAGCGCTGAGCTACTACTTCAGCAGTGAAGACGCAGAAACACGCTGCATGCAGATGTGTCTCAACCTACTCGAAACTAGCGGCTATCACGACGATCCACGTGACACCAAGCGCACGCAGTCCAACCTAGAGAACGCAGCCATCAACTACGTACAGCGCTACCCACTCGGTCGCTTCATCCCGATCATGACAGACAAAGTAATAGGCGTAGAAGTCCCCTTCGATGTCACTCTCTACTATCCAGATGACGCACCACTCACTCGTCTCATTGGCCGTGTTGATGGCATATGCTATGACACACTGCGTCCTAGTAGCAAAGTACCAGAGATACATGAGAACAAAACCGGCAGTCGCATCGACACGGTATGGAGCAATAGCTTCGACACCTCACATCAAGTCACAACCTATTGCGCCGCCATGTCATGCCTACTCGACATGGAGATCAACAACTGCACTATGTGGGGACTACAACTCCCCGTGCCTAAGTCGAGCATGTATGGCGATGGCACCATGCGCTATCCAACATCACGCGATAGTGGTGCATACGCTGAATGGGCTGTGTGGCTAATGCATACACTCACTATCATTGATCAATACAAAGGTGATCCCACCAACGCACCCATGTACACGCACTCATGCAATCGCTACTTCCGCTCCTGCTCATTCATCCCCTTCTGCACTGAGACACGTGAGCAGCGCGAACACATCTTCAAACACGAGATGATAGAAGCACGTTGGTCGCCTATTGAGGAGACTATCAGCCCCTAGTAGAGTTGCATCACACTGTAGATGAGTTATACTGAGTATACTTAATCAAGAGGACAACACATGGACATCCGCATAGAGAAGCCCACAGACACACTCACACGCCTCTCAATGATCCTGTGGGGCGACAGTGGCTGCGGCAAGACAACACTCGCAGCAACAGCACCCGGCAACAAACTGTTCATCATGCTAGACCCTGACGGCGACATGTCTATCCGCAACCTGCCTGACTGGCAACGCATGTATCTCGCTAATGAAACAAGCACAGACATCACCAAGGAAGCAATCAAACCCGATCCCTTCGGCTTGTATAGCAAGCTCAACGACATCGACACTGTGATCATCGACAGCTTGACCAAGTTCAGCGAACACGCACTCAAGTACGCAGTAGTAGTCAACATGATGAAGAAGTCCACGCTAGAGAACCCCGGTCTAGCTGGCTACGGCACGCGCAACATCTACGTCGGTGCGTTTGTCTCCAACATGATCCGCATCACCGGCATGCTCAACAAACACATCATCTTCATCACACACGAGAAGATGCCAGAGACAAACGACGATGGCGCTGTCACTGGTGTCAACATGATGCTCGGTGGACAACTACCTAATGTCACGTCGAAAGATATAAGCGAAGTGTGGAACATGCGTGACCACGCTGGCAAGCGCTACATCGCGATCCGCCCTGAACGCTTCCGCTCTCCTATGAAGAGTAGGATGTTCGACATGTCAGGCAGCACTAGCTTCGAGTGGAAGTACAACGCTAACACAGACGTAGGCGACACTGTAGATGGTTGGTGGAACAACTACGTCAGTAGCGGGTACAAGAAGCTCCCAATTCCGAAATAGCCTACTACCCATAGTATGTAGGTCTATACTACTGATCAAGCACTAGTGGCTTGCTTGCTCGCCAGTAGAATGCCAACATCAACAGCCACTTAACAGGAGTACGACACAATGTCCTTACTATCCTTCTCTACCAACATTGCAGATGCGGAAGCTCCTCCGCAGCTGCCCGTAGGTGAGTACAAGTGCATCTGCACTGCTGCCGTTGACAAGATGGCTGCAAGCACTGGCAACCCGATGCTGACGCTGACGCTGCAAGTGCCGCGCAGCGAGTTCCCTGCTGACTTCGACCCCGGTGAAGGTGTCGAGGAGCAGACGTTCACGCTAAACGTCGTCTCTCGCGACATCCCCGCCGATAGGTGGCGCATGAAGAACACATGCAAAGCCTTCGGCGCACCGATGTCTTCCACAATCGACCCGAATGACTTCGTTGGCAAGGAAGCCCGCGCTGTCATCCGCATCGGTCGTGACTTGGAAGGCAACCCGCGCTCGGAAGTTGCAAAGGTGTTGCCACTCTGAGCTATACTGAGTATACTCCAGCTAGGTGGCAATCACGCCACCTAGCAACTCTCAATGAGGAATTATCACTATGGCTACACCAGCCCGTTCCATCTCTAGCGCTGCGAAGAAGCAGCCGAACCGCGCACAGCAGAAGCGCACCTTCCACTTCTTCATCCGCGTGACCGACGCCAACGGCAACACCATGCCCGGTGCACAGCTGCACGTCGAGCGTATCATCAGCGATGCTCGCAAGGTCATCGAGTTCATGGACACGCCCGACTACGCAGACAAGGGCCTCACGCGCATCAAGCATGAAGTCGTCGCCAACAAGCGTGGTGGTGAGGACGACGGAGCAACCTCGGTTGGTTAACTAGCTCACACTAGATAGCTGACCGACAAGCAGCGCCGTGCACATTCACCTCCCCCTTATGTGCACGGCGTCTGCATTAGCGCGAAACATGTAGCTACATGCTACAATGCGTTGGAGAACATACACATGGATATGACGCTAGACGTTGAGCAGCAGCGTGCTGTCTCACTATGCACTGATCAGACAAAGCGGTTAGTCAGTGTGACAGGTGAAGCAGGCACAGGTAAGACGACGATCATCAAGCAGACATGCGAGCAACTAATAGCAGCAGGCGTCACCTTCGCACTAGCTGCTCCTACTGGCAAGGCTGCGCGTAGGATAAGAGAAGCCACTGGCTACCCAGCACAGACAGTGCACAAGCTACTCGGCTTCAACCGTCCTGACATGGACGAAGACACTGGCGAAGCTACATCAGTTAGCAAGCCAATGCACACAGCTAGCAACCCACTACTACAACGCGTCGTCATCGTTGACGAGTACGCAATGGTGTCAACTGCACTACACCGCGATCTAGTAGCAGCAGTAGGACGTAACACAGCACTGCGCGTGTTTGGCGACGTGCGCCAACTCCCACCCATAGAGAACAACGACCTCGCCGATCCGACATCGCCGTTCATGCGATGTCTCGCCATGCCTAACACTGTCACACTAGAGAACATCTACAGGCAGGAAGAAGGCAACGGCATCATTGAAGTAGCACGTCGCATCAACCGCGGTCAGTTCTTCAGCAGCAATAGTGATGTAGCTGTACGCCTAGATGACGCAGTACTACACAACCTCTACGCCTTCTTGCTCAAGTCAGAAACAGACTGGAAGCTGCTTGAGAACCAACTCATATCACCAGCTAGGAAGAGCGACATAGGCACCATACGCCTCAACTCCATACTACAAGCCAAGTTCAACCCAGATATGCCTCATAAAGTGGAGCTACCACGCAACAAGTGGGAGCAGAAGAACCGCGTCTTCGTTTCTATCGGAGACAAAGTAGTATGCAACACTAACAGCTACGATCTCCGCGACTACCAAGAGCGCTATACTGAGTATAACTCAGAAGGAGTAGGCTTCATCGGCGCATTCATACCATGCCCAGAGACAAAGCAGATGCTCAACGGGGAGGTTGGCAAGGTTGTCAACATAGACGACTATGGTGTGCTTGAGATTGACTTTGGTGATCGCGTTGTTGAGTTGCCCTCTAAGATACATGAGTACAACACACGTAGACAGTACCACTTCACCTACGATCCTCGTAAGGTCATCGACTTGGCCTATGCTCTCACCACCCACAAGTGTCAAGGATCGCAGTATGATAGCATTGCCTACATCATGGCATCATGCGCCTTCTTCAACCTATCACGACCAAACTTTTACACTGGTATCACACGTGCTGCTAAGCATGCCACAATACTCTGCGATCAACGAGCCTTTGCTACATCGCTGAAGTCAATGGGCTGGAAGAGGAAGAAGTCATGACAACTACAATAGCAGAACTCCGCGACCGCTTTGCTGAACAAGCGCAGCAAGCAGGACTAGTAGCTGAGTGCATGATGGGTGGTACGCTAGCTAGCAGCATCGCTATCATAGCTGAAGCACCCGGACGTAATGAAGTAGCACAAGGCGCTCCGCTCGTCGGCGGTGCTGGCAACATACTGTGGAAGTCCATCCGCACCTATTGCCCTAGCATCAAGCGCGCCGACTGCTACACCACCAACGTAGTCAAGCGTCAAGTCAGCTTCGGCGTAGGTGACAGCGCCAATCAGAAGCCAGTAGGCAAGCAGGAGCTAGCAGCTTGGCAGCAACTACTACAGTGGGAGCTAGGTCACTTGCCTAATCTCAAGTACGTACTACTACTCGGCAACTACGCAGTAGAAGCAGTGCTTGGTCGCAAGGGTATCACCAACTGGCGGGGCAGTGTGCTGCCAGCAACGGTGGGTAACCGTGACGTAGTGGCAGTGTGCACATTCAACCCTGCATTCTGTGCGCGTGATCCTATGGCGCATATCGTATTCGACATGGACATGGCAGACAAACTCCGCCCCGTTGTAGAAGGACGTTATGAACCGTACAATGTCAGCACCATCATCAACCCTACGCATCGGCAAGCCATCGACTATATTCGTCATTGTCAAGCCTCACGTGATCCTGTCGCCAGTGACATCGAAGTCATTGCTAACGAGACAGCTTGCATTGGCCTTGCTGCATCACCAACAGAGGCGATGTGCATCGCACTACGCAACGAGGAGGACAATCTATACTCAGTACAGGAGGAAACAGACATACGCCGTCAGCTACAACGCCTATACGCTGCGCCTACTACGCGCATGGTGTGGCAGAACGGCGGTTTCGACATGGCTTGGCTCTGGTTTAAAGATCGCATACGCTGCAAGCAAGCGTACAGCGACACCATGCTTGGTCATCATGTTCTATATCCCACCATGCCCCATGACTTGGGCTTCATTGTCAAACAATACACCATGCATCCGTACTACAAGAACGAGAAGGATGACTGGCGACATACGGGTGGTGTTGACAACTTCTGGATATATAACGGCAAGGACTGTGCGCTCACACTTGCAGCGAACGCTAGCATCATTGACGAGCTACGTGAGCAGAAGCTAGACGCCTTCTACTTCAACCATGTCATGCGACTACAAGCACACCTAGTGTGGATGACAGTAGGTGGCATACTCAATGACATGGAGCTACGTGAGAACATGCTCAATGAGAACATCACCGGCAATCTCTACGATGATGTGAAGCGCAAGCTCGCCGAGTTCCACACAGCTGTGCATGAAGCAACGCAGATGCTAGACTACTTCCCCAACCCACAGTCACCTAAGCAGATGGCTGACTTGTACTTCACACGGCTGAAGCTAGTAGGCAGGGGCGTGAGTACTGACTACACCAACCGCGCATTGATGAGAAAGCACCCACGCACCACCGCTGCAGCACGCAAAGTCCTAGACACTGTTGACGCTTACATCGAGGATGCAAAGTTCTTCAGCGTCTATGCATCAGCGCGCCCAGACTACGATTGTCGCATGCGCTGTGACTATCGTCAAACAGGTGTACAGTCAGCGCCGGGCCGCTTGTCTAGCGCGCAAACGCTGTGGGGCAGCGGCGCTAATCTGCAGAACATTCCCGACCGGGCGAAGGAGATGTTCATTGCTGACCCTGACTGCTGCTTCATCTACATCGACGGTAGTCAGGCCGAAGCTAGAGTTGTCGGCTGGCGCTACAACATCGCCACGTGGATCGAGCAGTTCGAACGTGCTAGGCGCGACGGCAGCTACGACTGTCACCGCGCTCTCGCCGCAGACATGTTCGATGTACCTTACGACCAAGTACCCACGTTCGACCGCTATCCCTTGGATGAAGTCGCCGCGCGCCGTGATGGCATTGCATTCAATGTCGAGCAGGCGGGCAAGCCCACCATTCGTTACATCGCGAAGAGGTGTCGTCATGGTCTTAACTACCGTATGATGCCTGACCGTCTATCACTCACTACCGGCTTGCCACTAAGCACTGCAAGCGAAGCGTTTGTCAAGTATCATAAGCTAACGCCCGAACTAAAGCTCGGATGGCAAGCCGATCTTGAACGGGTGAAGACGAAGCGTGTCATATATAACGCTTACGGTAGGCAGTATGTTCAATTAATTCCTATCACTGAGGAGAGTACCGAAGCGATAGTGGCCTTCTACCCACAGTCAACAGTCGGTGATCACGTATGTCGCGTCATCTACAAGGCACACGACGATCCAACATGGCCCAAGTACAAGGCACGCATCGCACTCAACACGCACGATGGGCTGATAGGCATAGCACATAAGTCAGTAGCGAAGCAGGCACTGCGCGTACTAGTCAAGCACGCAGAGACACCGATCATCATTGAAGGCAGAGAGCTAGTGATACCAGCAGAGTGTGGCATCTCCGTGCCTGACGCAGCAGGAGTGCATAGGTGGAGTACGATCAAAAAGCTCAAACGACAGGAGGTGTTCAGTGGCTAATGGCATACCTTGCGAAGTGTGTGGCTGGACAGAGACAGCACACGACATGGCAGTAGTGTACAAGAAGCGTGGTTGGTACAAGCAATGCAGGCACGACTACGAACCAGCTATACTGAGTACAGCTGAACCTACTCCCGGTTCTCGTGCATCATCTGATCTAACGACTCCAGATTAATACCTCGGCCCTGCGCGAATGGTGCAAGTGCAGGGCCGAACTTCTCCTCAATCTGCTGCTCCAAGAACTTAATAGACAGATGCTGCTGATGCATGTTATCCTGCATCATCCTGATGATCTGATTACCACGACTAGTGCGCTCGCTCTGTGGCAGGTTGTACTGTATGCTGATAGAGCGATTAGCTGCAGCGAGATCATCATACTCCTTACGCAGCTTGCCAAGCGGACCAGTCTGGTTCTGCCAAGCTGTTGCAACCTGCGCTACCTGCAGCAACGCAGTCTCCTTAACACGCTGCGGTCCTATGCCTCCCACCTTCTCAGCTATAGCTTGCTTCTCTGTAGCTCTAGGACCAAGCGACTCATTCACTACACCCTTGAGTGAGTTCAGATGCCGCTCCTGCTGCTTCACATACTGCCACGCTGGCGTTGTGACCGAGTAGCGATCCTTATTCTGCCACAGCAGTGGTATATCAGGCGCTCTAACAGCCATGCGGTTCAACACCTCCGTAGTAGCAAGGCGTAGACCACGACCGAAGTCTGCACTCGGTGCTATGTTGCCATCCTGCTTGAACTTACTAGCATGCATCAGCACATCAGTAGCAACTGCAAAGTGACTACCCATCGCACCGAACGCCGCGTTCATGAACAGCGACATAGCGTTGCTCTGCTCACCTAGATTAGTACTACTCTCAGCTTGCGGTCCACTCCTGAAGCTAGAGTTGAACGAGCGGATAAGCGATCCACCACGTATGTCAGCTGTCTGTGGATCGAGCTTCATACCGCTCAATGCAAGCAGCGACTGCATTGCGGGTGGCATGGCTGGTGTATGACTATCAAGCATAGTCTTAGGCAGATCACTAGCTATCGGCCTTGGAGTAGCACTAGCAGGTATCATGCCCATCATCTGCATCAGCGCACCAGTGCCCGCGATGATAGGTGTGAAGTCAGGTGGCAGTGCTACCTTGTAGTACAGCTTGCGATCATAGCCGGGGTTCTCACCTCTAGCCCATGCCATCAGCAACTCAACAGTAGGCACGCTGATGAAGCGCCAACGCTGATGCTCTGGCGTGTACTTCCACAGCTCAGCTGCACTCTCCTCATTCCAGTACGTGCGCCAGTACATCGACTGACCAGCAGCGTACATCATCAGCGCAACGCGTGGCAGTACGTAAGGCGCAGTCTCCTTGCTGAACATGTTGCGATAAAGATAGTACGATCCCAGCTTAGTCTGCGTCAGGTAAGGAGTGATAGCTTCAACATCACGCATCGCCTTGCTAGCAGCGACCTTCGTCATGTTGCCACCCAGCGTGCGCGTCTTATTAATGAGTGCATTCAACTCAGCTTCAGGTATGCCCTTTGGAAACTTCTGTGCTAGCAATCCATAGTTCTCTGTATAGAACATCCTCTTCGGGCCGAGATAGATAGCATCCAGCACATCAGTGTAGAACTGCCACGCCTTCTTAATCATCGGTGGTACGCTGTCACTAATCATCGAGTAGTGATTACGCACACTAGCGACGTTATCAACAGCGCCGCTACCACGTGCAGCACCATGACGCAGCAGTGTCATGGTCGCACTATTATCTACAGCAGTAGCCACCTTCATTGCTGTGTTGATCATCGCGTGATAAGTGCGATCACCCACAGCTGCATGTATCGCTTGAAAGATAGGACTCTCTCGCTTCAGCACGTTAGCAGTCCACCGTGCTGAATGCGCTATAGTAATATCAGCTATAGCACGTAGCGAGTGGGCAGGTGCCATGACGATAGCGCTAGGATCAACCACCCTACCTACAGTAGCACGTGCGAACTTCTCAGGCAGCACACGGTAAGCTAATGTAGAGAGCGGTCCAAATGCGTCGCTAGCATTGCGAGTAACAATGCCAACCATCAGGTCATAGATAGCACCATACGGCGCGAACACTGGATTGAGGCGACCAGTAGTTGTCATCTTGAATATGCGTGCAGAGTGCGCCATACCCTTCATCATGCCATTCATGACGACAGGCTCTTGACGCAGCATGCGTGCTATCTCTACGTCACCATACTCCCACAGACGGAAGCGACCCTGCGACCACTCAGGCACAAAGCGTGGGTTGTCGAATGCAGCTCTAACTGCTTCATCACCTTGTGCACTAACAGGGTGCCACTCTCTACCTTCGTGGAACCACTTCCTAATGTGACCATCCTTAGCGAAGTTAGTCAGCACACCGGGTGACTTCTCGTAGTACGCACGATTGAACTCATTACGCATCATCGTGTGCGCTACATCTTTAATGTTGCGCTCAGTGTACATCTTGATCGTGGACTCTGGATCAAGCAGCGCAGTGACACGTGTCTCTGACTTAGTAGGATCATACGGCGGTGGTACTTCAGTATCCAGCTTCTCAATGGGTGTCTCACGCATGACGTGACCACCAGTGCCACGGCTCTGCGATGTCATTGCTTGGCGCACATCATACACTACGCTCTTGAACAAGCGCTTGACACCCGTTGCACCTTTCAATGGGTCATTGATGATGGGTACGTAGTATGGGTTCCTAGCGCGTAGCTCAGCTGCAGCCTTAGCTGTCATCTTGCCAGCGCTTACCTGCATGCGTAGTTGAAGATCAGCCCACTCCTTCGCTGCCTTCTTCACTGCCATCATCTTCGGTGACGTATCAGTGTGAAACGCAACAGCCATCTTGCGTATCTGCGACATAGGTATGTCAGGCAGCATCAGACGCGCGCTGCGGTCGTTGTCATCTACAAAGCGCTGCAAGTTGGTAACTATGTCATTGATCTTCTTCGTTAAGTTGTTGCGCTTGATCCTACTAGTCGCGCGTGCTAGCTCATTCTGCAAGTCAGACAAGGCAGCAGCTTGCGTGTCATATACATGATGCCAATAAGCGTCGTAGTTAGCTGACACTAATCCAGCCTTAGCTGCCCTCGCTTCTTCAGGATGCATCGTAGCGAATGCATCACGCAATGGCCTTGTATATGTCTCAGTGAGGGAGTTCGCTCTATCATTCAACACAGCGCCTGAGTTAGTAGTAGCTAACTCCTCGAAGTGTTCAGTCACTTTCGGGTCGCTGTAGATGTCATCAATCGCTTTGACAGCTACTCTACTCTCATCGACATACTGGTTGATACCACTGCGACCAACCTGCGTCGCAACGCCTTGTTGCTCTAATGAAGCAGGCGGTGTAGTCTGCTGCGGATCGCCTGCTTCAATAATAGCCTCACCAGTGCGAGGCTGTGCTGCTACACGTTGATCTAATCCCGGCGTGCCTGCTAGCTCATTCGCTGTGTGCGACTTCTGCAGTACTTGATGACTGCGACCTTTGATTGCGCCTACTATAGCTGCTAGCCCCAACACACCAGCGCTAGTAGCGAACAGTGCACCAACACCATTAGGGTCTTCATTATTAGGTGTGAATGCAGTAGGCTTACCCTGCAACCCACGACCAGCCTGATCCAGTGCGATGCCAGCTGCAGCGTTGATCGCTACGTTAGTGCCAGTGTAGGGCATAGTAAGCGGTGTGAGCGCTTCAGCTGTACGCAGTACACCTCTACCTACTAAGCTGTTAGCAGCAGCACCTACAACTGGCACGCCTTTCACAGCAGTGCGTGCAGCTGTGGCCCATCCTTGTGGACCGGGGATAAGTGCACCACCGACAGCTTCAGCTGCACCTTCTGTCCAGCTACGCTCACTCTCTGGTCGCTCGTCGCCTAGTGCACGCCGTGCTACGTCTTTAGTAGTAGCAGCTAGCCACGCTGTACCGCTCAACTGCTGACGTGCGAAGTCCTCATAGTCCTTCGTCTTCTTGTAATCATCCAACCCCTTGTTGATGTCATCATCACTCAGGCCGGGATCAGCTTGACGCCATGATGCTGCTATCTGATCAAGGTGTGCCTGCGTGTTCTCATTCGCTTCAGGTATCTGCTGTTCCTTAGCGAACTCCTCAACGAACTTGGTGTCATCTCTATACGACCTGATGCCAGCCTTAGCTGCATCATACACAGTGGGGAAGAAGTTGATGAAGTCAGTCGGTATGCTAGCTGCACCAACAGCAGCTGACTTCAGGTGATTGATAGAACGACTAGACTGCTCCTCAATCAGAGCATCCTCGCCGTACTTCTCAATAGCTTCTTCACGTGTGAGTGGCATGGCTACTGCAGCTTAGCTCCCTCTGGCACAGCTTCACCGGGTTCAAGGAACAGCTCCTTGCCATCAGGCATGATGACGCTGCGTATCTTGTTGCTGCTAGCGCCACCAGCTGGTGCGTTGCTACGCTGCGGCGGTGCTGGCATCTTGCTAGCGCCACTACCTGCGCCGCCTTTCAAATTAGGCACAACAGTAGTAGTCGTCTGCCTACCTGTCTTCTTCACTGGTATGTGGTCAGCACTAGTAGGCAGACCCTGCGGAGTGATAGGCATAGTGCCACCACTCATATCCGGCATGACGCTCTCTGTTGGCACACGACGCGGTACTATAGGTTGCTCAGCAGGTGGCTTAGCTGCACCACCACTGCCACCACCGAAGCTAGGCAACATGTTGTAGATAGCACGTGCAACTGCTTTCAACTGCGCTCCGCTAATAGGTGCGAAGTCTTTCTCACTCAACCTATCACCACCCGGTCGCTCTGCTTGTGACACGCGCGGTTGCGGTGCTGCCTGCGCTGGCGCTGGTGGTGTAGGCGGTGGCGGTGTAGGTGCAGCTTGTGCTGCAGCAGGTTGTTGCGCTGGTGCTGGTGCTTGTGCTGGTGTAGGTGTACGTTCAAACAGCGGTTGCTGTGCTCTCTGTTGATACTCCTTCGCCTTAGCGATGATCTGCTGCAAGATAGGGCTAGCTGCATTAGCTGCGCTAGCAATACCACGACCAGCTGCTACTGTTGCATCAGCACTAGCTTGTCCTATCTGACCAAGCACGCGGCGTGTTGCATCACTAGTCTCTCTAAACCCCTCAGTGCGCGGCGGTTCAACTTCATCAGGACGTGGCTTGTTGATGTCAGCTATACGACCACCAGCGTACTTCAAATTCTCCTTGCCTGCAGCTATTGCTGCCTGCAATCTATCCCACGCAGCTGATGCATACTGCGGCGCTTGCTTAGCGACATCAACAGCAGCACCTTGCGTAGGCAGCGGCTTGTCACCTGCTTGAGGCATCAAGCTCTGAAACGCCTGCGCTGTCTTCTCATGCACGCTAGGATCAATAGTGAATGCATCACGCACCTTGCCGAACAATGCATTACGCACGTCGTTCTGCATCTTGTAGCGTTCATGCGGCGGTGGCCACCAACTCTGCTGTGGTACTTGTTCACCTTCCTGCTGCTGCGGTATTTCAGGTATGTCACTCTGCGATGGTGTAGGCTGACCTACGTTGAAGATCGCTTTAGCACGATTAACAGGTGAGATGTAATCAGCAGGCAACGTAGGTTCACGTGGTGCACGCATGCCTTCAGCACGTTCACGCCTGTCGAACGGCTGCGTAGGCATAGTCAAGTTAGCACCCGGCAGCTTAGGCGGTGGTGCGAACTCATTGCCTGCAGCAGCTGCCATGTTGGGCACTTCAAACTCATTGCCCGGTGCGGCTGCTAGTACATCACCACCAAATTCAGCTGTACCGGGTACAGCCATAACAGATGGCGCGTACTCGTTAGCAGTAGCAGCAGTCATCATGCCGGGATCGAGACGCATGCCAGCTTCATCAACTGACTGTGCACCCATAGGCGTAGCTGCGTATTCATTGCCTGCAGCTACAGGCATTGCACCTTGTTGAAGCTGCATGCCGCTATCAGGGAACGACTGTGCACCGCTGTAGTCACGACCACCACCCATCGTGAGTGCGGCAGGAGGTACAGCAGGCTCAGGATAGTTAGCTTCAAACGGTGGCGGTGGATACGCTTGTTCAAAGCCACCTTCATCTACACTAGGTGCACCTTGTGCTTCAAAGTCAGGCCGTGCACGCGGCATGATCATGTCGATCAGCTGTTGATCACTCATTGCAGCTGGCGGTGCAGGCGCTGGTGGTGCTACTGGTGCTGGCTGTGGTGCTTGCTGTGGTGCTGGCTGCTGCGGTGCAACAGGTGCAGGCGCTGCTTGTGCTACATCTGGCTTAGGCGCTTGCGGTGCAGCTGGCTTAGCTGCAGCAGTAGCAACACCGGGCTTGATCAACTGCTGCGTTGCAACTTGCGGCTTGTTGATGCTGAAGTCAAACCTACTACGGCCATCGTCAAATGTGAGCGCTGGTGATCTAGGTACAGACTTAAAGTCCTGCGTCACATCACGGCGTTCAGCTGGTGTCTCTGGTTCAGCAGGCTGTTGTGGTGCGGCAGGAGTAGCTGCAACCTGCGTACCACCACCACTCTTGTACTGCGCGTAGTCAGGGTGTGGCTGACGCATACGCTGTATATGCACAGTGTCACGCCTACCAGCCCAACCACCTAAGAACTCACCACCATGCTGCGCTACCAGCTGTCTATTCTGTCGCAGATAACGCAACACACCACCCGGTGCTACGTCAATTGCACGTCCACCTTCGCCTGTATGATCTTCATGACGTGACTGACCGGGACGAGCAGCTAGACCACGGCCAGTGCGTTCGTAGTTACGACGCAGCCGTGCTTGCTCCTCATACGTGCGATGTCCTGAGTTGATCTGTGCACGCTCACCTGTCGCTTGTTCAGCCTTCTGCAACAATGCTGCCATAGCATTAGCGTAGTGTGGATCAAGGCCGTCGATGTTCGTACCTTTAGCAGCGCGTGACTTCAACCATGCCTTAGCATCACCAAGGCCCGCGCTAGGTGTACCTGTATCAGCTTGTACCGTATCACCTTGTGACTGGCGCTTGTCATTGTATATAAGAGCACGATTGACCCAAGGCATCACGCGCTCAGACTGTATCTTGTAGAAGTCCTTCACGCTTGCATTGGATGGTATCAAATTGCCAGCAAGCACCGTGCCATTGTCACGTATCCTGCCATCCTTCAGCTTCACATTCTGCATCATCACCTTAGACATAGGCAGATCGACGTTATCCTTCATCGCCTTGATGACGAGAGGACCATCACCGATGCCGAGTAGGTGATTGACAGTGTGAAATAGTATGTCGTCAGACGTGTTGCCCAGCCTGTACTTCTCACCAGCTATCTTCACTAGCTGCTGATTATTACGCCACATGTTCTTAGCAGTAGCCTCACCCATGATGATGGGGTTGTCTCTATCACTATCCTTCAGCTTGAACTCACTCAGCAATCCATCAGTCCACTGGAACCAGCCACGTGCACTGCTGTTGCCATTCTTACCATCGTGTCTACCGCCGTCATTCTCAAAGCCTAGTGTAGATAGCAGCGACCCACGTGGCACGCCCCACCTATCCTCAGATTGTTGCCATGCCTGCAACACGCTAGGATGTATATTAACGAAGTCAGCTTGTGGCTTCGGCTTGCGCGGTGTTGCAGGCAAGCCAGTCAACGTAGGTCCAGCTTTATTAGTCGGATAGTATGTCGTCTTGCTCCGCGGTTGTACTGTCTCCTGCGGTGACGCTTGTGCATATGCGTTGCGTGCACTGCTACTGACGTTGATGTCACCAGTGTCTAAGCTGCTAGTCTTCTTCGCATCTGGTGTGAACCTCTTGCTCGATGGCGGTTCATCATAAGGCCCCGGCAAGCGAGGAGCAGCGCCACCGCTGCTAGTAGTGCTACCACCACCACCACCACCACCTACAACAGACGGCGTGCTAGACCATCCACCACGGCTTAGCTTGCCGGGATCTGAATTAGCTCCACCACCATAACGCTCTTCAATGCGTCTATCTGTATCAGCTGAACGCCTGTTGTACATATACTCCTGAAACTCACGCGCTTCACGCCTGCTCTCACGCTGTGCCATGAGCGTGATAAACAGCTGCGCCAGCTTGTCATTAGCTTCAGCTTCACGCCGAGCTATGTTGCCAGTCTCATCCTTGATGCTAGTAGGTATGACACCGGCGCGTGGAGTGGCCATGCTATATGTCCTTAATTAGGCGAGCCGTATTCAGGCCGTACGTACATGTCATTACCACTGCCAGCACTGCTATTACCACCGAAGCCTTGTACACCACCGTATGCCTGCCTAGCACCAGCCGAACGGAATGCACTAGCTAGTGCACTGCCTGCACCGCTCACTGCATTGCCGTAGCCGAGGTTAGGCTGCACGTAGTCAAGTGTACCACCAGCCTTGCCGTATGAATTAGCAGCAAGTGCGCCTGTAGTGAGGTCACCACTCGTTGCTGCTTGCAGCTGTGCAGAGTTGTCTATATTAGTGGGCTTGAAGTTCGCTTCAGTACCTTGACCAGCGCGAGTGGCGAACAGGTTGTACAAGTTAGCAAGCTGATTGCGTCGTGTGTCAGCCTCCTTCTGCCCACTGCCACGTGCCATCAGCTTTGCTTGCAACGCCGCCTTTGTGTATGCTGCATTGTTCTCACGTGCTAGCGATGCAGCAACATCACCAGCGCGGCTGCTGTCATTCGTGCGGAATAGCTGCGTGAATGCACGACGACCTGCATCTTGACTACCCTCACGCAAGCCAGCGACTTGTGCTAGATACAAGTCGTTAGCGTAAGCGTCATCACTAGGAGTGACAGTGTTGCCAAGCTGACGCCTGTATGTGTCAGCCATAGCTTCATCTTGCAGACCGCGCGTGTAGTTACGCTCACGCACCTTGCGTGCCATAGGAGCGTCGATGTTGAGCTGTTTCATCTGCTCAGCATCTTGCGCCTTCATCAACGCAAGTAGTTCAGGTGCACCAGTTGTAACCCAACCTTGACCTTCTACGAACTTGACACGTGTGCCGCGTATGTCAGTGCTGCCCTGCTTCTGCTCAGCACGCAGCTTGTTAGCCATAGCTATCTGTTCAGCACGCTCACGCTCGCGTTGCTGATAGTTCATGACGTTCACCGCCCAATTCATGCGGTTCGCGTCTTCTTGTGCTTCAGCCTGCAGGATGCCGCCGTATAGCGACGCTCCTGCGCCTAGCACACCGCCGAGTATTTCAAACATGAGCGTGTTCCTTAGAACGTACCCTCATTGGCGCGCGTGCTGTTGTTGTTACGCTGTGCTTCATTCTCGAACGTGTCATACAGCGCACTCGTACCTTGCGTAGTGGGCGTAGTCTGGTTGCCAGCACGTGCTGTCGCCTTGCCGAGGAGTGAGTTAACATCAAAGAACTCACGACCACCCACAGCACCGCGGATGTCACCTTCAAGCTGACCACGACGTTCATCAGCATAGCCACGAATGCGATTAGCTTCTGCAGTGGGATCGTATGTAGAGCCGAAGTCCCATGCAGCGGCGCTATCGAGTGACGACTGACGACGCTGGTTGATGTCGCCAGTAATATCCTCCAACACACCACGACCAATGCCCTGCAATTCAGTGTTGGCAGTGCTACGTGCAGTGCCGAGGTCACGCAGTGCTCGATCATAGACGATGCTGCTAGCTTGCCCGCGATCACGTGCTGCACCGAGGTCAGCGAAGGCGTCATTGTACTGCTGATCGAGGATAGCAGACAGGATAGCGTCATCGCTTGTGCCGCTGAACTGATCTTCAGCATAATAAGGGTTGATCTGCTGACCGAACTGCGTGCCGTACTTAGTGCGCTGACCAGTGCGTGCGCTGCCAAGTATCTCATCCAAGATAGTGGGTGAGAATGCACTGCTGTAATCTGCGCCAGTCTGCAGTGCAGCGTTAGTACCACCTAAGCGACCTGTGAAGTCGCTATACACACCGTATGGATCACCAGCTTCGATGCCCATGCCACGCAAGCGGCTAGTGCCTGACTGTAGTGCAGAGTTGTAAGCAGCACCTTTGCCTGACTGCCACGCAGCATCAGCTATGCGTTTCTCTTCATCTCTCACTGCCTTCTCGCGTGCGGCTCGTCGCTCCTCACGCTCGAACGCTTGTGCAGCTTCCCACTCACGTGCAGCTGCCTGCTCCTGCGGTGATGGTTGCGGTGGCGGCTGATAACCACCGCCGCCCTTGCTCTGTAGTACAGGAGCAACGTCCTTCTTCTTATGCTTCTTAGCAACCGTAGTAAGCTGTGTGGCGACAACGGCCACACGCGCCTCTTCATTTGACTTGTTGCGCTTCGTCTGCGCCCAATGTGCGATGTGTGCCGGGATCATCTGTCTCGTCCTGTTTGATGTTGGTCACTTTCACAGCTATGTAGCCCTGCTTGTTATAACCTAAGAAAGTCAAGAACTTAAACACGCGCTCTGTAACGGATGGATCGCTATCATGTTCAACTTGCGTGTAGATACGTTCGCAATGACGTTTAGTAGCCCACTCTTCATATGCCATAATGAGCGCGCTTGCAGCTTGGCCAGTGCGATACTGTGGCACTACGTACCACATCTGCTGCACGGCGTAGTGACGAAAGCTGTAGAAGCTGCGCTCGATGGTAGCTGCTAGATAGCCAACAGCTTCACCCTTAGAGTTGTAAGCTACCCAACAGTTCACTTGCTCACGCTGCTTATCGAGCGTGAAGTTGAAGCACGTCGCTGCTACTGCTGCACTACTAAACTCCCGCGCACCGCCGAACTCGACGTGATGCAGCTGCGCCAACATCTCGATGTCAACGCCGTGCGTCGGTGTTTGTAGTTCTTCAATGTGCATCAGTACAAACACGCATCTGTTGTGATGACAGTATTACGCAAGCGGCCCGCCGTATTGGTGTCAGTAGTACGCTTCACAGTGTTAATCCTACCACCTACACACTCACTAGCTGATAGTTCTATGTACCGGCGCTCTCGCTCTAGCAGCCATGTACAGTCGCACAGCAGCAACGGTATACTCAGTATACACAGCCAGCGCATCACACGTCACGCATGAATGACGAAGCCGAACACTTTCCAGCCAAGCAAGAACAGCAGCACGAAGAACAGCAGCGTGCTAGCATGAATAGCCCACGGCCATTGTCCCGGTGCATACGTCGTACCGAGCCATGAGAAGAACCACAGCACCATCAGCACCCAGAAGAGTAAGCCGATTGACATGACGTTCCTCCTATTTGCACTTCTGTATTACTTCAGCTAGCAGCTTGTCGCGTTCAGTGGCACGTGCTGCTACACTGTAGAGAGTGAAACCAACTATCACCATGCATAGCAAGTTGATCACAACGACAGCGAGAGTGATAGGCTGACTTTTCAGTGCCTCCGCTACAGTGTGGGCAGCTTTACCCGTTGCTTGGATCATCCTTGTACTCTTCATTAGTTGGTGTAGGTACAAGTTCTTCAGGTGGAGCAGGTCTAGCAATGCCACGCGGCTTGCCGAACTCGTAGTACTCACCTTCAGCAAGTGGCACTAGCTGCAGATCAAGCGGTGGGCTGTATGGTGACTCACCATCCCACACGCATGCATTACGCACGATGCCGTTTCGGTCAATCATCAAGTACACTTGCTCTACCATAGCCATAGCTACTTCTCGTCTATGTGATGAACGTGAACGTACTAGAGACGACGAACTTGTGTATAACGTAGCCACCAACTTGCGTGATGATGCCACCTGTAGCACGTGGTGTAGCACTTAGATAACGAAGAACGACAATGCCATCACTTCCCCATCCACCCGGTGCTGACCAACCGCCGTTGCCACCTATACCTGTATTAGCTGCAGGAGCAGAAGGTTGAACACCACTACCGAAGCCACCACTAAGACCACCAGCAGCGTAAATGACAGACGAACCTGTGATGCCGTATGATACGCCACCGCCACCAGTACCACCGCTGCCAGCACCAGCTACACCACCACCGCCGCCGCCTCCACCACCTGAACCTGTGCCTCCATGACTACCTTGTCCACCTGCAATAGTCAGACCCGGCGCACCTTCTTGTCCTACAAAGCCTGCACCACCGCCACCGCCACCACTACCGCCATTGCCACCGGGTGAACCACCACCACTACCGCTGCCACCACCACCTAATCCACCGCCGTAGCTGTATACAGAGAGAAATTGACTAGCACCGCCGAAGCCACCACTGTAGATACTACCGCCCGGCCCTGCTGCACCTACTGTAACAGCGTAACCAGTACTCATTGTAAATGTAGTACCTGCTAGTGTGCCTGCGAGCCATCCACCAGCACCACCACCACCGCCGACAGCGCCTGCACTTGATCCACCGCCTCCTCCACCACCAGCAACGACCATGTACTCGACATCAGGCAGTGTTGGAGGAGCTACACCACCGAACTCGAAAGTGCCGCTAGCTGTGAACATGTGTATAGTGTAACCACCGCTCTGCGTAACTGTGCCACCAATTGCACGCTGTGGACCGGGGTAGCGTTTAACTACAACGCCTGAACCACCGTAACCACCAGCAGCAGCCCAACCACCGTAACCACCATCACCACTGTTTGCGTTTCTATCTCCGGGAGTCACGCCGTTGCCGTAAGAACCAGTAGCATGACCGCCTGATGAATATGTGACTGCTGCACCTGTAATCGAACTAACAACACCTGCACCACCGCTAGCTGTAGTAGATGCAGCACCTGCACCTCCACCTCCACCACCACTGCCACCTGTTAAGCCATTACGTCCTGCGAAACCTTGTCCAGCTATACCAGCACCACCGAATGAAGTAGCACCAGAGCAACCACCGCCACCACCACCACTGCCACCGTTGTTAGCAGAGTTGCCAAGACCTTGACCGTTGCCAGCACCACCATAGCCACCGCCTGATGCTACAACAGTGTGGAATTGACTATTACCACCTTGACCACCGTTAGCCCAACCACCGGACCAACTTCCTCTTGCACCGACAGTAACAGTGTATGGTGTCTTATCAGCAAGATCATCCATCACCCCTGTTAGAAGACCACCAGCACCACCTCCACCACCAATACAGCTTGCATTCGATCCACCACCACCAGCACCACCAGCAACAACAAGGTATTCCACTGTCGGAATGAGCTTGCCACCCATTAGCGATGGTGTAATGCCGGGCAGCATTATTTGAAGTCCGCCACAAACGTGCAGAAGTAGGATGTGCCATTGAACACGTATGATATGACATCGACGCTATTAGCAGGTGTACTCAACAATGGCTTGATACCAGCAGGGAAGAGATACAGATTGCCCCACGATGAGATTAGCTGACTGCTGCCAGCACCTTGCAGAATGTAGATCAGCCCTTTCTGGCCTGCTTTGCCGTTAGTAGGATTAGACAGCGTGTTTGATGCACTTGCCAGTGTGATGGAGAAGTCAAAGCCAAGTGACATATTAGGTGTGTATGCTGTACCTACTGGCGTAACTATTACAGGAGCCGCTGCAGTCCACACTGCACCCGGCGTGAGCAGTTTGTTAGGCTGACTATTGTCACGAAACTCAGCAGCACTTGCACGCTCTAGTGCTGTCTGCACGAACGCTGTGTGTGCTATCTTATTAGAACTATCACCAGCACCGAGGATAACTGAAGGATCAAGGCGTGGATCACCTGTGAACATAGGTGATGCAAGCGGCGCACGTGATGTGTCTACAGGATGCTTGTGATCTTCACGTGACCAACGTGTAGCTACGCCACCAGTAGCAGGGCCGCCATTCATCACAGGAGCAGTAGCAGTTGCACTAGCTTGACCTATTACATACGCTGTGGTCGCGATGCTAGTATCGTTATCATTCAGCGGCGGCGTTGGAGCATTAGCTGCGGTTGTGAATGTAGGTGAGTCAATTGGTGCTTTGCTTGAATTGATAGCAGTATCAGCAGCTTGATATGCCGCTGTGATCGCAGCATCAGCAGCTATATATGCACTAGTAACACCAACATCACCATCAGCGGAGAACTTCTTAGTAGCTGCGTGGTCGTCAAGAGTAGGCGGGCTGATGCGTACTTGTACAAACGTCGGCGTGTCTGTGACACCTAAGCCGAGGTTCTCAGCACTCTCGCTCGCGCTTGCAACGTCGCTCAAGTTGTTAGTAGATATAAGGTCACCAGTACCACCACCGCTGCCACCAGTGTTACCAGTGCGGACGAATGCAATGGCTACAGCACTGCCCTCAAAGACAGCGCCATCGAATGCGACGACCTGCACAGATATTTGCAACCACGTGCCAAAGTCCTGCACAGGGCCGTTGACTGTGAAGATGAAGAAGTTCTCAGGTGCATCTATACGACGTAGATAGATGGTGCCACGCGCTGAAGCTGTCGTACTATCATCCCACGTAACAATCCAGCTAGACAGATTAGGGTTGCCGAAGTCTGCACTCATTGCACTAAGTGCAAGCTGCGTGATGCCAATAGGATTGACGTTGTTGACACGAAACTTGCCGATGCCGGGATCAGCCATTGCAGGAGTGCTGTCGAAGCCCCAACGGAATGCACTCTGTGCACTCGACGCTAGTGATGCTGCTTGCTCAGCAGCAATGCGTGACTCTTCAGCAGCAGCGGCGTCTTCATCAGCAGCAATGGCGTCTTCTTCGACGCTCTCGACTGCGGCAGTAGCATCGAAGACGAGCGTCCAATTGGGCGCATCAACGAGGAAGTCAATCGTGGATGTGTGTGATGTAGTACAGAGGTGATATGAGTACTCACCATATACGACAATATCACCAAGCGCATACACAGTGTTTTGCTGCCACTGACCACAATACAGCGGCACACCGAGTACTTGTACTGTCCAATAGTCGGGATTAGCTGCACGATCCTCATCGAATGAACCAAGTGCAGCACTTGTATGTGATACTAGGCAACGATACAAATCGCCGCTTTCAGCTTCAAAGACGCGATCACCTACTACATACATAGTCGAGTTGAGCCATTCACCCCTAATAGGAGGTGTGCCCAACTGCGAGAACATGTTGTCAAGTTGCTGCCAGTTCGCATACTCAAGTGTATGCCAACGTGGTGTGTCGAAGTTTACAAGTTTGAAATTATAGTTAGGAGTGTAGCCACGTATATTAGCTACCATTATAGCCACCATTTATGATGTGGCTATATAGCCAGCGCTTTCTTGTTGTGTATCGCTGCGCGAGCAGTGAAGATATAGCACATATTCTGCACGCTGTCAATGGGGTGTACTGAGTATAGCTCATCCTCGCACCACGCTGCCTTTTTGATACAGAAAGCTGATTGCGCTGATTGACAGTGGGCCTGTTGTATTCCCGGTGATGCGTGATTTCACAGTCTTAAACTTGACAGGCATAGACCACAGTCGTTGCTCTCTAGTGCGTCTACCTGCACCATACACTTGTTGACCAGCACCATATGCGCCTGCATCGTTAGGCACGAATGTGAGCGTGCGTGCAGGTGTGTACTGTCCTGTCGCTGCGTCCTTGTATATATTGTCAGCGAATATATCGAGTGTGAATTGTGCTGAACCTGATGCATCAATGTGTGTGAAGCGCAACGCCTTTGTTAACTGCCTCGCACCGAAATCAGCCCACGGTAGCTCCCATGTGAAATTGATAGGCTCACCTCTGTACTCTTCCCAACTATCAGCTTCTAACTCACGCGCAGTGGCGAAGTTGGCTGCTGTAGTTGTAACATCTGCGAGGCATTTGTATATCAGGCCGTCAACACTGTCGAACACGCGCTCGCCTGCTACATATGAAGTACCACTGATCCACAGCGCATGATCATACATGCCGAACCAATCAGCATGCACGCGCGCATCAGGTGAGCCATAACGCATCATGAAGCCGTCAGGTGTAAATAGAAAGCTGCGACCTTCAACGGTGCCACATCCACAGTTGAAGCGCAGGAACTTGTGCGTCTTGAAGCGTGACCATGCGTATATCTTCAACTGCGGTACGTAGTGGTAGATATAGCCAATAGTGCCATCAACAATAGGCTTGACAGATACAACAGTACCACCACCGCCAGCGCCACCTGCGGGTATCAGCGGCAAGTCTGCGCCGATGGAGATAAGCAAGTAGTCTTCATTCAACACACCGATGATAGTACGATCACCGTTGATGTCTGCAGCAGCTATACCACCGAATGCTGTAGCGCCGAGGATGTTGATGATGTCATCTTTCTCTAGCTGATGATCATCAAGGCGCATAATGAGCGTGCGCTTTGTCAGCTCAAACTTCGGCATATCGCTATCGAAGTAGAACGGATCACTTGTCAGCGTGCGTTCATCCTGCGTGTCGAACTTCGGCATGTAGAAGTGTACACACTTGTTCTTGCCGTCATAGAAGCCGAACGTACGCACACGCATTGTCTCCTTACGCATGCGGCCTATGTGGCTGCTCATCATGCTTTCGATGTAGTTGCTCACACGCTCTGGCACTACTGCGTTGCTGACAGTTGACAGCTTCGCACTAGGCACACCGTTGAAGTCGATCATGAACACATCGCTGCCTATCTCCACGATAGTGCGCGGCGCATTGCTGCCGAAGCCATTGAGTGTGTCAATTGGCGTCGGATCATGTGTACTACCACCGCCGAGTGCTTCAGCTTGCGTACCTAGCTTCATCAGCGTCGTAGCTGTAGGTGTGATGACTAGCAGCGCGTCTTTGATTGTAGCGAACCCGCGCACTGTCTGCTCTGGACTAGCTGCAATCTTCGACATGTCAATGTCGATAGCATCGGAAGGTGTTGGTGCATCGCTGTACACCATGCTGGTGTCTTTGGCCGCAATGCGTATCTCTGTCGTATGCTCGCCAGCCGTTGCTAGTTCTGTGTCATGTATAGTGAAGTAACGAAAGGCTGACTTGCAAGCGTCAAACGCTGGCACCTTCGCATTGCTGCTGCTATTGCCGGGGTCTACTAGATACTGTACCTTGTCTGTGCGTGTGAAGTCAATTGACAGCGGCTTGTCTCTGCCGTTGCTACAGATCAACTCCTGACCGAAGATGTCACTAGCTACAGTCTCGGTGTGTGTCCAACCGATTGGACTGTTAGCACGTGCATACGCAATGGCGTTGCTCCATATACGCTGCACAGTCTTATCTCTATCCACTGCGAATATCTCACCTACGCTAGTCCACACTAGCACGTAGTTGGAGAAGTACTTCGCTTCGATAGGTTGACCGCCTAGTACGTGTGTATCACGTATATAGTTGATCTCTTCAGACGGACTAGTGCCTGCTGACGTAGCTGAGTTGCTTACTACAATCTCAAATGAGTTGGCATTGATAACATGACGAATGCCATGTGTGCGGTTCATCATCTCCGGCTCGATGCCGTTGAATGACTGGTCCCAATCACTGATAGTAAGGTGCTCAACACCTAAATCGTCGAACGGATGTCCTATCCAATTGATGATAACAATGCGGCTCTCTAATGTTGTGGTGATAGTGATGTCAACAGCATCAAACACCACGCTGCCAGTCTTCAACTTCAGCCACATCTCGTAGCCGTAGCGCGGACCTACGCGCCTATCTGTGTAAGTCACCATGTTGTCAAAGACAGGTGAGAACTTGCTCGTCAAGTTCAGCTCACTATCAACGACGTTCAGACCGCCGCCGAAGTCGCGCACTGTTGTGTTGTTCAGCTTCGGCGTTGGTCGCGGTGCTTTCGGCCTGCCGAGTGGCTTCAGCTTGGTGAGCATCTGCACCATGTTATGACCACCTCGTCACGACGCTGCGTGTTGACTGTATAGTGTCAAGTGGGATGTTGTGTGCTTGTCTGTTGAACTGGCTTAGTGCATCTTGGAATAGAACGCGGAACTTATCGCTAGCACCCGGATTAGTACCGTCATCCTCTAGTACATCCCAACATGTGCCGAGTATGAGCAATTGCGTGTCCATATGTATCTCATCGCCATCCTGCTCAAAGTCTGCAGGCTTCGTGCGATATGTGATCCACACCTTGCCAGTTGTAGTAGCTGGCAGTATCTTGAACCACTTCGCTTGATTAGTAGCTAGTGGCCTAAGCGATGGATATGTGATGTCAACATCACGCACATTGCGTGGTGCGAGTGCGAGTGGCTTGTGTGAGCCTTCCCACATAACACTGTGTATATCACGCCAATCTTTGATCTTATCAGTCAAATCACCAGTGATAATGCCACTAGCGCCGTCGAGTACATATTCCTCCTGATACGTCGTATACTCAGGATGCCAGTACTCTCGGAAGATCATGTCGAACTTGTGCTGCACAGCTAGCTGTATGCGTGGTTCAGCGTATATCTGTGCGTCTAGTCCTTCGACTAGTGACAAGCGTTGCAACACCTTCGTGACAATATCACCGAACGTGATCATCGCTCGCTCCTTATGTAATTAAGCAGGCGGCCTGCGAGGCTCTTGCTGGACCCCGCAGACCAACCCGTCCCTAGTGTCAAGCGGGGACGCCTGACCTCCGAGAACTACTCGCGCTTCATCGCTGGCTTTGCCTGTGCACTAGCTGCAGCAGGCTTAGCACTGGTGAGCTGATCCTTCTTCACCGTCACCGCGGTGCCATCTGCAAGTGTACATACTTGCATGTCACCATCTTCGTCATAGCCGGGATCAGTCGCGCAGGCATCGCGGATTGCGACGACGCTCTGTCCCTTGTATTGCTGAGCGTATTCTACTGGTTCTGCCATCCTAATCTCCTATACTTGTTGATAGCGAGCGACCTGTGTAGTAGTGGTACTACACAGGCCACTCATCCGCACCTAGTTCTTGCACCACTAGGTACTACGCAATAACGTGCGCGCTTCCGTGCAAGTTACTGCGATCTACAACGCACGTGAAGCGATACGTACGCACACCATCAGGTGCCGCATTCGGTGTGTAAGCACCACGCGGATCGCCGCTAGTGAGTGACTGCGTAACAACGCCAGCAAGCAACGCGCCAGCGGTTGCAGCAACGTCACTAGTCAGTTCACCATACAGTGCAGTGTGCAGCACTTTGTAAGGCACACCGAGAATGACGCCGACGCCGACGCTGACCGTTGCAGCAACGGGCACGTAGACATACGACACGTCCTTGAACATCTTCTTGCTGACAACAGCGCCAACAATGAGAGTGACGTTCTCTTTGATGGCTTGACCAAGATAGTCATAGCCTACGATCACACCAGCGCCACCAACAGTGGAGGTGACGCTGATGCTGCGACCATAGCGGCCCATGATGGCGTCAGTCTGCGCGATTGCAGGCGCGACATTGCCTGCAGCAGCGAGAACGACACCGTTAGCAAGCACACCTGCGCCTGCTGTGACGCATGCAGGAATGTCAACTGTAGTGTGTCCGTCGATGCTCACGTCAGCCGCGTAGCTGCAATCTGCAACGCGGTGACTAACGCGCCGAGTGGACGGTACGGCGACTTGAACAGCCATTGCTATTTATCCTCTTCATCATTTGGTGACATGCCCTTTGCATCTGCTATCAGCTTATCAACGAGCTTAGGATTGCTCTCGACAAGCTGCGTCAGTACATCGAGCGCTTGTTTGTGCCTTGACGAAAGTGCAGCATTCACTTGCTGCATTCCTACTGGTGTATCATCGCCGCCTTCCATCAGCAGCGGGACTAAGTTGCGGTTCAACTTCAAGCGCACAACGTCATCGTGTTGTAAGAAGACACTATCACCGCGCAGCGTGCGAACCATGTAGCCTTCAACCTCTACATCAGTCGGCACAATGCGGAAGCCAATCTCATCTTTGACAGTGCGATTGACTACAGTCTTACGCTTAACTGCTTCAATAGTGTAAGCAGGCACAGCCTTCTGCTTCTCAGTCATATCAAATGACTGCATGGGCTTCTCAGCAAAACTGACGGGCGTTTCAGCCATAGCGCGCTCTTTCTGGTATACTGAGTATACCTGTTAGTCGTTGACCACTGCGTGCGTGCGATACTGCTTCCACGTGCAGAACTGGCACTGCGTGATGACACGCTGACCATAGCCGTCGATAGTCCACGGTGCAGTGAGGTCAACATTCTTCATGTTGTTGTCACCGAGGATGTGCAGGCGCAAGTAGGTGTCATTGAGGAAGTAAGCACGATCCACAGGACAGCTCTCGTCGTAGATGATCGGCACGCCGTTGTGCGACACACCATCGAAGCCGAGGTCCATCATGCGCTTGCCTGCGCTGGTGTTCGTCAGCGGGATAGTGAGTTTAGCACGTACTGCAGCACGATACAGGCGATAGTGATTGCGTCCCGCGATGATAACTTTAGGACGCTCTGTGCCCTGTTTGAGATCGAGGAGTACGTCATCATACGCCTCTTCGATGTTCGTGGCATTGAGAGTACCTGCGAAGTCATATGACGATGAGCGCCACTGCACTTCGGACGCACGATCGACACCAGCGAGTGCTCCAACGGTAGGATCATCAGGTACAAGCAGTGCAAGTCCATTCGGATCATTGCCGCCACCCAGACCGTAGAGGTAAGCAGAGAACTTCTCCTTGATGCTCAGCTCAAGTGCTTCGAGCTTGCCCTGCAGCAGCTTCACTGCAGCTTGCTCACCCTTGTTCTCGTCTTCTTCCTGATTGCTGATGATGACGCTGCCTGCGATGCGTGACCAACGGTACTCAAGTTTGATGAACTCTTGAGTCTGCACGATTGGCAGGCTGTCATAGTACTGATAACTGCCCACTGTCGGATTGCGTCCGGTCAACAGTGGATTAGTGATGTTGTAACCGCTCGACTCATTCTCGATGCGATCACGCGCGAAGCACCACGCCATGAGCGCGTTGCTTTGCATAGCAGCGACGATGAGCTTCTTCCTTGAACGCTCAATAGTCGTTGCAAGTACGTTCTGCAGTACGGCCATTGTTCATATGTCCTATTTGTTGTTCAACTCTGTGAACACTGCCGATGCAATGTCACGCCACGGCGTGTTGCTGCGGAAGTCTCCACGCTGATTGCTTCCGTTCTGCAATTGGACACCAGCTTGAGGTTGAACACCGCGCATATCACCCGGTGTTGACGGTCTTCGTTGCTGTTGACCACCTTTAGCCTGTTGGCGCTTCATAGCTGCTTCAATCTGAGGCTTGAGTGGTGAAGAGAAGTCAAATCCTCTGCGTTCTACCCAACTGCGTAGCTCAAAGTACGCACGCTCTGGTGTAAGACCGTGATTTGCGACTAAGCCGCTGATTTCCGTGCCATGCGTGTCAGCATGAGGGTGTGTTTGGATGAATTGCTCTGCTTGTTCAACAGCGCGCTCATTTAGCTGCTGTTCTTGCTGCCGTTGACGCGCAGCTTGCTCAACTGGACCCAAGCGGCGGTCTAATTCGTTCGTTATGACGCGCGCATTGATAGCGGGCACTGCATCTTGACCAAACAGGTCATCCATCGTCACGCCTGTTGCAAGAACACGCGCAACGATGTCACGTACAGCCATAATCGGGTCTTTTTCAGCCATCGCACGCAGTTGTATGGCTTCCTGTGCCATCTGCGGTGAGATGTTGTTCGTCTTCATCAGCCCATCGAGGTCTGCGAAGCTCTTCACATGCTCTTGCATGCGTTTCAGGTCACGATGTGCCTGATTTGCTGCGTACTGAGCGCGATTAAGGTTGTAAGCTAGCTGTTTCTCACGCCGTGTAGTAGCAACGATGTTGCCGTTGCGATCAAGCAGCTCACCTTTTGCTCCCTTACGAGGCTTGTCGGTGAAAAGTTGCTCATCTTTAGTGTCTTTGCGTGGTGTATGACGATCACTACCAGTTTCGGGCTTAGGTTCGCCACCTTGATCACCCTCTTGTGCACTGACATCACCTTCAGGCTGCTGTGGTATGTCTAAAGTACCACCTTCTTCAGCTTCAGGCTCAGCTTGCGGTGCTTCTTTGATACCAAAGCTGTCACCGACTTGATCCATCAAGTCTTTTTCTTCACCCGGCATTGTAGCCTCCTATTAAGCAGCAGCACCACGCTGCATCTGACCTATCATCTGCGTAGCTATGTCAGCTACACTGCGACCTTGGGCTAGCTGAACACCTAAGCTGCGCTTCAAATCTTGCGGCAAGCCGTCGATCAGCCCTGCTACCTCTTGCACAATTGATGCTATGTCGTCAATCTGTTGTCCACCACCTTGTTGACCACTAGCACCGCCACCGGGAGGAGCACCACCACCACCTTGTGCCTTCATTCTCTCTATCACCATCTGCTGACGACGGTCTGCACCTTGTTGATCAGCTTGTTGGTCCTGCTGTTCTTGCTGCATCTGCTCTGGTGGTGGGCCGCTAGTCTCTTTCATGATGCCTTTGTAGATTAGCTCCCAGTCTTCCTGACTGACTGTCACGTTGTCGAATGCTTGTGATAGCACCTTGAGAGCGACAACAGCCGCAATTGGCGTAGCACGTGTAAACTGGCCAATGATCTGGCTAATCTGCAGCGCTTGCTCCTTCTTCGCACGTGAAGTGGGCTTGAGTGTACTACCTCCCACAACGCGAGGAGTGAAGAGTTGTCTAATGGTTTGTGCATCGACAGTCTCCCACTTGCTGCCTAGCTCTTCACCTATGATGGTGATGACTTCTTCTTTCTCCATGAACTGCAGACACATTTGAGCGACGAGCCACAGCACTGTGCCAACGCTGTCTTCAATAGCGTCCATCTTCTCATCAGCGCGTGTCTGTATCTGCGACTCGTAGCTCTCGATGGCTTTGTTCGTGGTGTTTGTCTTGTACTCTACACCACGCTGCACGCTAGCTACACCTGACAAGCGGTCGATGGCTTCAAGCACGGGCTTCTTGTCGAAGAACTTAATCGCGTCTGCGCTAGGTGGCAGCAGTGGGCCGAGAGCGTCTGAGAGCTTCTTACCTTCAGGTAGATCAACGCCGACTGTGTTGGTGTCAGTAGTGCCTGCTATCAGCGCGTCGAGTACTGATGCATCTTTGAGTGAGTTCTTATCGTAGACTACTTTGCCAGCGGCGAACTTGCGTACTTTAGCCCACTCATTGTTGATGATGTTGATGTCATCCTGCTGGTCGAGGTAGTAAGTGACTTCACCCTTCGCATACATTGTAATTGGGTCTGTGTGGAACTCCATTGGCACAACACTAAAGAACTGATCGAGGGAGTAAGGATCGTCCCACACCCACAAGGGATAGCACCAGTCGTTACAGTTGTAGAGTTCAACACGCCGCGTAACTTTGTCCCACACATAGACCACCTTCGTCATCTGCGCTGCTAAGAAGCTGCGTTGATCTGCGTATCCGTACTTGCTGTACTCGGAAGTTGAATAGCTAAATAGTTGGAAGTTGTCTGTCTGACCACGTTCACCTTGGTCTGGGCTGACACCTGCCTTGATGACGTT